GTACCCATGCGAGTACATCTGCTTCAGTAAGGTCTTCGTAAGCAATAAAGTCATCTGCTGATGCATCATACTCTAAGCCACAAGTACCATAAGATGATGCACTGTAATCACCATCTACTGCACTGCAACGCCAGTGTGCTATTGTGACACCACCGTCTGATAAGTTACGTTCTACTGTTGGAATACTCCAAGTATAAGTTACAGCCATGATTATGCCTCCTGTGCTGCTAGATGTGCAGCATAGGCTGCTTTAACTTCGTCTGTGTGTACTGCCGCACAGATAGCTTGAACCTGTGAGCTTTCACCTGTGATGTCTGCATCTGGTGCGACTACATGGCGGTGGTAGCTACGGCTGATCTCTACACCGTCACGCTTGATGACCGTGGCTGTACGCACCTGAACGTGCTTGAAGTCGCCTACGATCTCTATTTTGTCTTGTACTGTTTCTTCTGATAATGCCATCGTTTATCTCCTGTGATGGTTGGACTGACTACCCTGTGATCCAACAGGGGTGGTTAAACTGACCTATAAGTGATTGTGAAATAAACTGTGCCCGAAGACCCTAAGTCACCTGTCAAAAGTCCTGAGCTTATGTTATCTCTGGCATCTGAGCTGGCATGTCTATATACATACGCCCAGTTATTGCCATGAACACACCCCCCTTGAACAGGTGCAGAAGTAGTACCGAAACCTGTAGTAAAGCTAAAATTGACAGCAGGCTCTGTACCAGCGTGATCTCCATTAAATGGAAAACCAGCTAATCTTAAAAAACCTGACCCACCACTTTTTGCAGACCATCCCATTCTGCCATGCAAAGTAACCATCGTGCCAACTTTAACATATTTGCCGTCTTGTGATGTATAAGTAATTGTAGGATCGGATGATGTACCTCCAAGGTAAGGCGTCCAAGTCCCCTCCTCATAGTCATCCAGATGATTAGCCGACCCAGTGCCGCCAAGGTAGACACCGCCAGAGAGGTAGAGGTCTTTCCAACGTAAGACTGTATTTCCTAAATCAACAGTAGCATCAGACGCCGACCCACCTGTTGTTGCAGGTAGAACCCCATTATCATTAAGGTAAATGCCCTTTGTGCTTCCTGTTCCACCTGCGAAGTAAACATCATCAGTGGCAGCAACTCCAATACTCCCCACAGTGGTGCCGTCTTTGCGGAACACTGCAATGTCGCCGTCTGATGTTTGACGGTTCATTAAGATTGGGTTTGTTCCATCGGCAACTAATATCGCTTGACCTGTAGCCCTTAGTTCTGCACCTTCTGTTGTAACGTTAGCACTCGTCTTACCCACCAGCAAGTTACCGCTGCTGTCAATGCGCATGCGTTCTGGGCCATTGGCATTAAATTGCAAAACATTTGTAGAGTGGTCATATTGAATAATGCCAGCACCGTCGTCTTGCGGATCACCAAAACGTATTTGCTGTGCGGCGGTATTTGGGGTTAAAAATTGCAGAATACCAGTTGTGCTGTTTTCCAATGTCAATACTGAAGACGCATGACTTGCGACTGTGCCAGCAGAGCCTTTGTGTACGTGAAGAGTTTGGTCTGGCGAAGTCGTCCCAATCCCAACATTACCGCTGCTGTTGATAACTAAGTCATTTACTGGAGAAGTTCCATCGTCTGCACTGCGACCTATGTATAATGTACCGCCTTGACTTAAAAAGTATTTTGCTCTTTGACCTGTTGTTGCATTACTGTCGCTAAGTACAAGGTTTCCACCTGCTGTTCCACTTATTTCTAAAGTTGGACCAGCAGATGCAGTGCTTGTTGGCGAACTTGCCCCAATTCCGACATTACCGCTGGAGTCGATAACAACGTCAGCCGTGAGGGTATCTGAACCTGAGAGGCTCAAATAAGTCTGTCCCGTGGGAACACCAATTCTAGCACGACCTGTGCCACCATCAAAAAAACGAACTTGTGATGATGTTGTGCTGCCACCCTTGACGTTCAGAATGCCTCCAGTATTTGTGCCTACCGTTGCATTACCTGCCACATCAAGTTCTGTTGCAGGCGAACTCGTCCCAATGCCTACTCTATTATTTGTGCTATCAACTACAAGCGTAGTGGTATCAATTGTAGCATCACCAGTTACAGTCAGTTCATCTGCTGTATTAAACCGTGTAACACCTGCCCCTATATATGCCATTAGGTAATCTCCAAGATGGACAAAGTAACGTCAGCACTGGTAGCTGTATTACTCGTAACCTTTAAAACATCACTTGCGTTAAGAACAACTTTTTGCTCGCCGCCTACAACGATAAGACTAGAACCTACTGGAATAGGTGCAGCCTTAATAAGATAAACATTATCTCCATCGTTGTTTTCAATCTGAACATCTACTTCAATTTGAGAAGTTACAATATTAGATATAGTCAATCCAATAATAGTAGTCTCTGTCGCAGATGCACCAGTATGAACGGTAGCAGGTGAAGTTCCTACTGCTGTGTCTGTGATGAGTTTAAATGCGTTTGCCATTTTTTACTCCGTTTCTTAACCAAGTGCAATCGCCATAGCAACCGCTTGGTTAGCAGCTTCTGTAGCCGCAAATGCAGTTGTAGCAATAGTTGTGTTACTTGTCCCAGAAGCTTGGGTTGTACCCGTTACTGTCGAGGAAAGTGTCCCACCATTTATAGTTGGTGATGTTAGTGTTTTATTTGTTAATGTTTGTGTACCTGTAAGTGTAGCTACAGTAGAGTCAATAGCAACAGTAAGAGTATTTAAAGACCCACTTGTATCAATACCAGTTCCACCAGCAATAGTAAGTGTTTCACTATCTAAGTCAATGCTTAGTGCTCCACCACTGTCACCTTGAAAGTCTAAGTCCTGTGCAGTAACTTGAGCATCTACGTATGCTTTAATTGATTGCTGTGTAGCCAGATGAGATGCACTGTTAGAAACCATGTCATCTTCATCTTTAATTGATGTACCACTTATTGTACCATTTAGTACAGCACTTGTCAATGTTTTATTTGTAAGAGTATCTGTAGTAGCACGACCTACTAAAGTATCTGTACTGGTAGGTAGTGTAAGTGTACCAGTGTTACTGATTGATGAAATAATAGGAGTTGTAAGAGTTTTGTTTGTAAGTGTTTGAGTGCCAGTAAGAGTTGCTACAGTGCTATCAATAGCAAAAGTAACAGTATTACCAGAACCAGAGGTATCAATACCCGTACCACCAGTAAATGTCATAGTCTCACTGTCTAGGTCAATACTAAGAGCACCGCCTGTATCAGCTTGGAAGTCTAAATCTTGAGCAGTAACTTGAGCATCTACATAGGCTTTAATAGACTGTTGTGTTGCCAATGCAGTTGCACTGTTAGAAGTCATTGCATCTTCATCAAGAATAGCAGTAACAGTAGCACCACTAGCAAGAGCTAAACTTGTATTAGCAGTAATTGTTGTACCAGTAATTGCAGCAGCCGTAGTAGCACCGATAATAGTACCATCAATAGCACCACCATTAATATCAACAGTAGTAAGTGTAGATGTGCCTGTAGCAGTTAAAGCTGTAAATGTACCAGCAACAGCAGTTGTACCACCAATAACTGTATTATCAATAGTACCAGCATTAATATCTGCAGTATCAGCTACAAGGCTATCAATGTTAGCTGTACCATCAATGTATAAATTACGCCACTCTTTAGTCGAGCTACCTAAGTCATACGTATTGTCTACATCTGGAATTACATGACTTGCAACTTCTGCACCAAGTGTAATACTGTCTGTATTTGAATCACCTAATGTAATATCTCCACCAAGTGTAATATTACCATCTACTGTCAAATTACCAGCAAAGTAGCCGTTTTTAAATTTTAAACTAGATGTACCAAGATCAATATCGTTATTAGTTACAGGAACAATAACACCATCTTGAAATCTAAACTGTTCTACAGAAGAACTGGATACATCTACAAAGACACCGATACGATTGTTTGTATCACTTACCACAACCTTATTTAGTGGAGTAGTAACACCTGGATCACCAATAAGTCCAATCACTGGACCTTCTGCTGCAGTCCCATCATGTGCGTGTCCAGTGCTATTATTAAAAGCAGCAAGAAGTTGGTCAAACTCGTCATTAGAGTCTGCTGCCTGTATAATATCACCGTCTGTGTATGTAGACTGTCTTGTATAACCTGCCATTTACCTTCTTGCTCCTACATCAAATTCTAGCTGAAAACCCTTGAGTGAGTAGGGTGCTGATTCTGCATTATCCACAACACGAAGTGCTACAGCAAAACCTGATCCTTCTACTGGTTGTCTTACAAGTGGGTTAGATTGACCACCGTAGGTAGAAACTCCATAAGTGCCTGTTCCATAAATAGCAACAACTTTTGTTGAGTCAAAAGGATAAGCTGCTGGTCTAGGAGCATCAGGAGATTCGTAATCATATCTTAAAAACAAATCAGAGTTTACTGTACCTGTGGGTGAATAGTTAATAATAACCCTTTGAAAGTTTTTACGTATACCTGCATCACCTGCTGTAATATCTGGACTACGATAACGACCTATAATATTTGTACCGTCAAATTTATTAGTTTTTTCTTGTCTATACACATATCCGTCATAACCGCCATGTAATATAAACGTATTACCTTGAACACTTGTTGAGTCAGTAGAAGCTGGTTGAATACCTTTTAGTTTAGCAAACTCATATCCTTGAGCTTTTCTAACTGCAATAACTCCAATTGTTTGTGCTTGAGTTTGATCATTTGGTTTAGAAAAGAAAATACGATACTGTGTTTTATCTGGAATAACTAAGCTATTAAAGTCATCAATATTAGTTTCACCTTCAAATAATTCTTGTATAGGTTTACTAATAGTACCTAACTCTACGTCATTAATTTTAGCTGTACCTGCAACTGTACGTAAACCATCACGACCAAGAAATATTATTTCACCTGCAAGTTCTTGTACAGTAAAGCCGTTAAGA